GAGAGTTTGGATGGGATTGGGAGCATGAGCCACACTATTATCAAAAGGACGCTAGAGATGCCACTGAGGCTTCACCAAGAGGCGTTTTTCATATAGGCACAGGTGGCGGTAAGACGGTCCTATCTTCATTAATAGTCGATAAAAAAGGTGTGCAAACACTTTTCGCCACTCCAGATATTGGACTCAGAGAACAGGCATACGAAAGATATTGTGAATTCTTCAGTGAGTCAGATGTCACCAAAGATATCGAAGATCTAAAATCACCAATTGTGATCGCAAATATTCAAGGGCTAGTGAATAAAAAGCCAAAACTATTTGAGAGATTCAGGATGCTCATGATTGATGAATTTCACCATGCTGCGGCTGACTCTTACTTGAAATTAAATCAGATGTCTTGCAATGCTTTTTATCGTTATGGATTCACTGGAACTTTTCTAAGAACTGATGGAACCGATATGTCAATGCACGGTGTTTTATCAGAATTGATTTATAAAAAGACCACAAGTGAATTGATTGAAGAAGGATTCTTGGTCAGGCCATATATTACAATTTACAGATATCAAACTAAGATGCCGGGTCGATGTGCTTATCAAACAGCTTATAAAAGTATTACTGAAGAGATTCCACTCCAAGAATTAATTGCAAAAATTACCAATGAAAAGATTGCAGAGGGGAAGCAGAGTTTAGTTCTGGTGAGAAGAGTAGAACACGGTGAAGCTCTTTCTAATTTAATTCCTGAAGCAGTTTATCTTGATGGATCTGCCTCAATCGAACATAGAGAAAAAGTCAAGGCTGATTTTGCAAAAAAGAAAGTCAAGTGTATTATCGCAACAAAAATATTTGGTGAAGGGACCGATGTACCAGCGATTGATTTTTTAGCTAACGCACGATTCCAAAAGACTGAGATCGAAACTATGCAGGGTATTGGGCGAGCACTTAGAAAAAGTCCCGGTAAAACCAAAGCAGAGATCGTAGATTTTTTAATCGTTGGACAAAAACATTTAACCAATCATTCAATAGAGAGAATTAATTCTTACAAAAAAGAACCAGCTTTCAGAATCAAGGTTGTCAGGGCGTAGTTTTTCTGACATCATTTTGCCATCACGGACTCTGGAGGGAATTTGTGGAAGCTCTTGCCGATGTGGATGGCATAGTAAAAAGTATCGTATTCAGACTGAATAAAGGTAATCACTCGCAAGAGGATTTAATTTCAGAGGGAAGATTGGCTGCATGGTTAGCCATCGAAAAATTTGATTCCCGAAAAGAAGTTAAATTAAAAACCTTTGTTTTCAAGTGTGTCGAAAATAGAATCAAGAATATTCAAAAATTTGATAGCAGAAGACCAAACCTTCTGAGTAATTATGATTTTGAAGAGGAATCATTTGATGATTTTGATTTGATTGATTTGGAAATTTCTGCACAGATGATTTTAAGTTCGTCTGAATATGATATTTTTACTAAGTATAGAGCTGGATTTACCTTCGGTGAGATAGCAGACGATATAGAATTAAGTTATACAAAGGTGAGAAGATGTTTTATCCGCATTTGTCAGAAATTACGATTGCACGGGACGAACCAAATATAGATCCTAAGAAAGAATTGAAGGTGATTCAACGCCGAAATTCTTTAGTGGCATCCAAGGTGGTCACCAAGGATCTTTTAAAGAATCCAAAAGCCAGCAAATCGTCACGTAAAAAACTCAGAGATGGAATTGAGTTTGATGAACGTCTTTCAACTACCAAAAAATTCATGGAGCTATGGAATAAATGGAGATCTTTTTATTTTGATGCGAAGCCAGTCAGAGTTAAAAATAAAGGTCAGTTAACTTGTATTGAAAAAATTATAGAATTGGCCAGAGAGAATGAAATGAATCTTTCTATTTTAATTGCTTCAACTCATAAGGCTTTCACCAGAAGAAAAGTAATGCCGGGATTCACAATGACCTTGGCCTACGGTATAGAACATTATGAGCAATACGCAAATGCGGTTGTTGACGATATAGATAAATCAGAATCAGAGTCTCAATCATATGAGTAAAGCAGAATTTACATTCGGATCGCACTTTCAGGAAGATATGTTGGCTCTGATGATGACCGATCTATCATTCACTGAAAAGGCTATTAGATTCGTTCCAGAAGAGAGATTGTTTTCTGAAGCTTATGTTTTCCTTTTTAATCAGATCAAAGATAAGTTTGAAAGAAATGGAACTGCACCATCAATCTCTGAGATAGAAGATAGAATCAAATTTGTAGAGCGACATAAGAGAAGGGTTTTTAAAGCGTTTGCAGAAAAAATTGCAGACATGAAAGTAAAAGATCCAGAGTTTATAAAAGAAAAACTCACAGAGTATGCACGTAGATCAATGTTTATTCAGCTTTTTCAAGATGGCCAGACGTTATGGAACGCCAAGAAACATCAAGATGCTTACACATATGTAATGGAAGGTATCAATGCACTTTATGGAATCAGTTTTGATGATGATGTTGCGATTGGAATAGAAGACTTTGAACATATTAGACAGATTTATTTGAAACAAAATCTCCTACGTGGCACAAGGATGCCCACTGGAATTTCATCATTGGATCATATTTTAAATGGTGGCTTAGAAAAAGGTGAGCTTGGAGTTTTATTGGCCGAGCCAAAGCGTGGAAAGAGTATTGGACTGGTGCATATGGGATGTGCATCTCTTCTGACGGGGAGTGGTAGAGTCGCTCATTTTGTTTTAGAGGGAACCACAGAACAGACTGTGATGAGATACCAATCAAGGCTTACTGGGATTGAATACAATCGTCTAATGAAAGATGAAATCACAGAGGCCGAAGGCGTGTTGATCGATAAGGTGAGTAAGAAATATTTAGAACGATTGATGTTGGTCCCAATGAACAAGCATTGGAATTATACGGTGCTGGATGTAGAAGCAAAGATCACAGAGCTTGAGCGGCGTGGGCTAAGTCCAGATCTCGTTGTTGTAGATTATGCGGATCTTTTAAAGTCTCATGAGAAAGCTGATTCACTTAGGGTTGAACAGACTTATGTGTATAGGTATTTAAAACAAGTGGCCATGATGAAACGTAAAGCTATTTGGACCGCAGCTCAAGCCCAAAGACCAAAAGATGATGCTGAAAAAATTACACTCTTAAGAGCGAAAGATATTGCTGAATGTTATGAGAAGGTGCGGATTGCGGATTTAGTCGCAACACTTAATCAAACTCCAAGGGAAAAACAAATTGGTATTTTAAGATTGTATGTTGATATTTTCAGATCCAATGAAGCTGGTAAAACTATAGTGCTACCAGTTGATTTTAGAAGGATGATTTTCCATAAGAGTATTTATCCAGAAGTAAAAGCATTGCCTGATTGGTTTTTTACAAATAGGAAACTTAAAAAGAAATGATCACATCAGATTCACGTTATCCGAATTTTGAAATCGAATCTTATTTTAAAGAGCAAAGTATTGAATTTAAAATTCATGATTCAGATGACCATACTGAATACGCCATCAACTGTCCGGCTTGCACTCGAAGGGGTGAAGCAAGAGAAGATACCAAATTTAGACTTTGGATCAATCCTAAAAATGGATTTGCTTATTGTTATAATTGCGACTGGCGACCAAACATCCCAATGATGGTGCAAGAGCTGAGTGGGACGGATATGACTGGAGCTTTAAAAATAGTTAGAGGTCAGCTTTTAGATCCTATGCAACACTTGAATTTAAAATTATATGAAGAGCATGTGAGTTGGGATGATGATGCAGATGAGGAATTAAAAGAGTTACAATTTCCATATGGATACAAACTCATAGATGGGCCGCACCCATATTTAGAGAAGCGTGGAATCCCGTGGGAGGTCGCTTTCAAATTAGATTGGGGTTATTCAGAAGTTGGATTCTGCAAAAGAAGAATCATCGTTCCATCTTATATGGATGATCGTTTGGTGTTCTGGCAAGCAAGGGCTACTTGGAATGTACAGAAAGAAGATAAGAAAGTTTTAAACCCAAAGGGTGTGTCAGCTAGATCGGTGCTTTATAATTATGACATCGCCAAAGAGTTCGAACAGATTGTTCTCGTAGAGGGTTTCGTTGATGCCACCAAAGTTGGCGAGAACGCAATGGCAACCAATGGAAAAAATTTGCACCATGGTCAGGTTGCGTGGCTCAGAAAAACCAAAGCTAAAGAGATCGTTTTAATGTGGGACTTAGATTCGTGGCAAGATGCCAAAGGTAAGAAGCCATGCTCGATTTTACGGGCGGCTGATATGCTCCGTATGTGGTTTAATGTCCGTATAGTTAAGATGCCAGAGGGTATAGACGCTGGAGATCTAGGCTATAAATCCAAAGAAATTCAACTACTTATAGACTCTGCTACTTA